CGCCATCGATGAGCGCGCCGGTATCAGGAGCCGCGACCGGAATGGCGTGCCGATTGGGCGTACCGGCCTTGTACGCCAGCAGGTCGGCGCGCGAATAGACCGCCATCTTTCCCCGCCCGCGATCGCGGCCGCGGATTTCCACCTCGCAAAAGCCACGCGCCGCCAGCCGCTCGAGCTGCCGCACCGACACCCCGAGAAACGCCGCAGCTTCCTGCTTCGGCACCCACCTCGGGTCCGCGGCCGTAACCGCCGCCGTTCCGTTTTCCATTCGCAGCCTCTCCTTCGACTTGCCGCGACCGTGTCGCGGCATTTGTCGCGACACGGTCGCGCAGACGTGTGATTGTACATAGTCAGCCGCCCAGCCGTCAAGATTCCGGCCGGCGGCAGGAAATCTGACAGTCGTGCCAGCATCCCCCCCCCCGCCGAGAATCGACGGCGCCCGACGGGGCCGAGCACGCCTCCGCGGAATTCCAGGAAACGGGGGGCGGACCACCCCGAATCAATGTATGCGCGAAGCCCGAATCAATGTATGCGCGAAGCCGGTTCTTATGTATGCTCCAAGCACACATTGCATATATGCTCGAAGCACATACCTCCTTGAACTTAATGCCTTTGATGGCTTTTCGAGTCGTCGTCCCAGCGCGGCGTGGAAAAGTCAGGCCGGCTATCGCGGCCCGCTGAAAAGGCAAGGGAAAAGTGAGCCGCGCGGCCGAAGCGGCCTGCGGGTCTTTTTTGAGAGGCGGCTCGCCATCCCCTCCGCCCCCAGGGGGAATCGAGACCCACACAGACAGAAACCCAAAGGCAAACCCCTCCCCTTAGATTGGGCGGAGATGTCGGCGACCCCGGCCAGCCTGAACGCTCCCATCGGTAATCCTTGATACCGAGTGTATGTAAAGGTACTATGTACCTACATTGGTCTCGCTTCGCGAAGGTAAAAACACACATGCTGGTCCGGTCGCTGTACTGGACCAGCAGAGAACGGCAAGAGCAAAAGCCAAAAGAGACGCGCTGGTGGCAGACCACCTCGACCTCGTCCGACCGATCGCCCGCAGCGTTCTGAACCACCTGCCCCCCAGCTTCGAGCTGGATGACCTGATCGCAACCGGCAACCTTGCCCTTATCGACGCCGCCGAGAGATTCCGGCCGAGCGAGTATGGAGGCGCCCCATTTTCCGCGTATGCCCGCCAGCGTATCCGCGGCGCGATTCTCGACAGCGTGAAGCGCAGCCACTACCGCAACGCGACCCACGAGCCCCCCGAGGCAGCCAAAGAGCCCGCGCAGGCAGCTTTAATCGAGACGGAGATCGACGACGGCCGGCTGCGCGCTCGCGTGCAGGAGGCGATCACCTGGCTTCCCGAGCGCGAGCGCCGCATCCTGCGCGAGTATTATTCGCCGGCCGAGCCCGACTTTCGCGCCGTGGGCGCCGTGCTCGAGATCGGCCTCACGAAAGTATGGCGATTACATGCCGATGGGATCCGGCGCATTCGCGCGCGATTGCGCGCCACCGGCGACATCAAAACGGCCGCCTGAGACAGACTCCGCGCCGGCGTCGACTACTCAAATGAGTGGCGACACCAAAACAGACACAGGAAAAGACCACGGCCGAGCTGGTCGACGAGCTCGGGCGCATTGAGCAGCAACTCGATCCGCATCGCGTGGCGATGCTGCAGGAGGACCGCCTGCGCGCGCAGATCCGCGAGCGGTTCGAAAAAAGCTCGGCGACAGACCTGTTTGAAGTCCACGGAACCGAGTACACAGCGCTTATAGGCGCGCGCTCGATCGTGAGCGTGGTGAATAACAGCAAGGCGTACAAAGCCCTCGGGCAGAAGCGATTCACCGAGATCGCGAAGCTCACACTCACAGCGCTCGAGCGCACCAAGATCGACCTCGCGGGCATCATCACGCGCGAGCAGACCGGCGCGCGATCGCTGCGGATCTTCGGCCGAGCAGCGTAAACGAAAGAGACACCAACCATGATGACCGTGAACAACACCAAGCTCGACGCCAGCTCAGGCCTCCTCCAGCAGCAGGCATCCGATGCGGCAATCGCGACAAGCGACGCTAAAATTGCCGCGCCCGTCCGGACGCCAGCCACCGCGCCCGCGCCGATAGTACCGGAGCCCGCCGCGGCCCTGCCGATCACGCACCAGAGCCATCCGTTCTGGTCCGGATTCAGCTGGCCCGTCTTCTTGCACGTGCTTCAGATCGCAGCCACGATCGCGCCCGCCGTCGTCGCCGTGGCCGACAAGAACGATCCCGCCGCCATCCAAACCGCAGGCCAACTCTCCGGCATTGCCGGTACCCTCGCAGGAGCGCTGCTCGGCCCACAGCAGTAAACGCCCGATGGAAGCCCACGAAATCGAGCTGCCTTATACGCAGGCAGACCGGGATATGATCCGCGACACAAACGGCGATGCGAAGCGGATTCTGGCCAACCAGGAAAAGCACGACGCGCGGATCACGCGCCTCGAGATGTGGCACACCCGCGTGTCGGCGATCAGCGGATTCGTTGGTCTTTTCGCCGGCGTGACCGTCCGCGAGCTCTCCCGTCGCGTTTTTCACTGGTCCTGAACACGGCAGCCCGAATTGTCGACTAACAGGTCGCATGCTGCTGCAGCGCGATCCCCTAACCGGGACCGATGGGCGCGAAGCGCGTCCGGGTCCTCTTCCTCCTCCCTGGACACCCGCGCTTTCCGGCTGGTTCGCGCTGCAGGTGCGTGCCAACCGCGAATTTCGCGTGACCGCAGAGCTGGTAAGGCTCAAATTCGAAACGTTCCTCCCGGTAGTGCGCGAGAGCCATCGCTGGTCGGATCGCGACCAGGTTATCGAGCGGCCGATTTTTCCCGGTTATGTCTTCGCCAGGCTGACCCACGGTGACTTTCGATGCGTGCTGCGCATAAGCGGCGTCTGCCACATCCTCGGATCGACAGCAGACACACCTGAAATGATTCCGGACAGCCAGATCGAGGACGTGAAGCGAGTACTCGAGTCTCGCGTTACGGCAAGGCCCAGCCCATATGAGGCTGGGCAGACCGTGCGCATCGAAAAAGGACCGCTCGCCGGCGTGACCGGCATCGTCCGCGAGATCGCAGGGGAAACCACATTGATCGTTGGTATCGAGCTCATGAAGCGAGCTATAAGGGTAAAACTCGATGCCGGCGACCTCGCCGCCGCCTAACGAGCACCGGGCGATCCCGGCCGCGATCTGGCGCAAAGAGCATCACGCGCGGATCTGGCAGGCGGGCCGGTGCAACCGCTGCCATATGCAGCCGCGAGACGCGGTTTGCAGCGGATGCGGCGAAGCGCTTTGCAGGACCTGCACGATCGAGCACGAGAAGGAAGCATGCCTGATAGCAAAGCGAAGGCCGCGGAAATAGACAAGATCGCCCAGCAGGCGGACGAGCACCAGACGCTGAAACAGCACCTCGCGAAGGTTTTCCGCGCGTCGGGGCACGTGGCCGCGGCGGGCGTCGAAAGTCTCGCGGAAGTCGCGGCATCGATCGCGCTCGCGGGGAAATTCGGCGAGTGAGCAACAAGCTGGTCGCACTTGCGATCGCAATCGGCCAGCGCGAAGGCTTCGGGATAGAAGGCGATATTCCCACGCGCCTGAACAATCCAGGTGATTTACTCTATGCCCGGCAAGTCAACGCCGCGCCGCACGCTGTAACCGGCCTCGATGGCAAGGTCCGCGTTTACGCCAGCTTCAAAACACTGGCCGATGGCTGGGCAGCGCTCTACGCGCAGATCCGCCTCGACGCAGGCCGCGGCAAGACGCTCGCAGAGTTTATCGATAAGTACGCGCCGGGATCAGACGGCAACGATCCGGCGAGCTATCTCGCGTTCGTGATGCGCCAGATCAGCTGCCAGAACGCGAGCGCGAAGCTCGCGGAACTTATCGCGTGAAGCACAAAGGAGAGAACGACATGAGAGCAGAAGCAGGCCTCTACCGCCAGACCGACGATCCGTGGCGGGCCGTGAACGCGGAGAACTTGAAGGCAAAACTAGCCGAGTGCGAGAAAAACGCGATGCAGGCGCAGTGTATGCCGCCGCTTCCGGAGCGCCTCCCGGAAATCCCGTGCGAGATCGACGGGCTGTTCATTCGCACCGACCAGCTGAGCGAACGCATCGCGCGGCTGGAAGCGCGCCTTTGCTCTGTTCTTAATCCGCGGCAGCCGGATGATTGCAAAAAAGTGAGTGTGGAAAAATCGACCCCCCTCGCCTCGCATCTTCACGGTGTGAATTTGCGACTCGATCTTATGGTTGAAGCCCTGGACTCGATCGCGTCGCGCCTGGAACTGTAAAACACGTGGCGGGAAGAGCTGGCTGCTATTGCGGTAAGTGCCCGCTGTGCCGCGGCCGGATCAAGTCGGCGAACCAGCGCGCGCGAAAGCGCGGCGATTTCGAAGCGATCCAGATTGTGCCGCCGCCTGCCAACGACCCGCCGCCTCCGCCGCTCGTTCGGCTCGCGCCAGGCCCGTTTATTTCGCATGGCGGGTTTTTGAATTACAGACACTGGCCTGAGGGTAATCGTTTTCTCGAACTGGACAGGCGTATTAATAAAGGACCACTGCCACAGTCTCGGCCGATTATTCGCGCGCGGAACCTGCGTATTATCGCGGCGCTCGATCAAGGCGTGCCCAGCGCGGCCATCGCCCGGCAAGAAGGCGTTAGCTACGAACTGGTCCGCAAGGTGAAGCAGCATCGCGAACGTTTTCGCGCGCAGTAATACATGAATATCGAGATCTGGCTCACCGAGCGAGCCGTCCCCTACAAAAAGAACGCCCGCACCCTGACCGACCGAGCCGTCGACGTCGTCGCACTCTCAATCAAGGAATACGGCTGGCGACAGCCGATCGTCGTCGATGAACACGACGTCGTGATCGTGGGACACACGCGCCTGCTGGCAGCGAAGAAGCTCGGTCTCGAAAAAATTCCGGTTCACGTAGCCACCGACCTCACGGCCGAGCAGGTGAAGGCCTACCGGCTCGCGGACAACCGCACCGCGGACGAGTCGAGCTGGGATATGGAGCTGCTGACCGAGGAGCTGGCAGAGATGCAGCGCGCCGGCATTGACCTCGGTTTAACCGCGTTCAGTGAAGCAGAACAGGAAGAACTACTGCGGCCAGCCCCGCAGACCGACGAAGATGTGGCGCCGGGCCCGAGCCCGAACCCGATCAGCCGCACCCGCGACATATGGCTGCTCGCTGGCCACCGGGTCATGTGCGGCGACGCGACCAGCCCCGACGATGTCGCGGCATTGGTCGCGACAAGAAAGGCTGATCTGGCCGTGACGGCGCCGGCGATCGAGGAGGAGCCCGACACCGAGCTGCCTGACCTGGTCTTTACGGATCCGCCCTATAACGTCGATTACGAAGGCTATACAAAGGACAAGCTCAAAATCCAAAGCGACCGCATGACGAAAGAGGACTTCCTCCGCTTTCTCAGGTCGACATTCGCGTGCTACGCGACCGCGATCAAACCGACCGCCAGCGTATATGTCTGTCACCCCTCCAGCTACCAGCGGGAGTTTCAGGATGTGATGGAAGCGGCCGGATTCAGGATCCGCACGCAGATCATCTGGGCAAAGAATACCTTCGCCTGGGGGCACGGCCGCTACAAATTTCAACACGAGCCGATCTTTTACGCGCACCTCACCGAGCGCAGCGATCGCTGGTATGGCGACAAGACGCAGTCGACCCTGTGGCAGGCGAATAAGCCGGCCGCCTCGAGGCTGCACCCGACGATGAAGCCGATCGAGCTCATCGAGCACGCGATCGAGAACAGCTCGCAGCCGCGCCAGATTGTCCTGGATCTATTCGGCGGATCCGGATCCACGCTGATCGCCGCGGAAAAAACCGGGCGCCGCGCCCGACTTATGGAACTTGATCCGAGATATGCCGACGTGATCGTCGCGCGCTGGCAGCTTTACACGGGCTCGCAGGCCACGCTCGAGAACGACGGCCGGACCTTCGAAGCGATCGCCGCGGCGCGATCGGCAGAACAGGCAGAACAGCAGGCCGCGTGAAATTCAGCCGGAAGCAGCGAGCGTTCCTCGCCAGCTTCGCAGTGTGCGGCCGGATCACCGCCGCAGCCAAAGCGGCCGGCATCGATCGGTCGCAGCACTACGAATGGCTGCAGGAAGTAACCGGGTACCCGCAGGCGTTTCAGGATGCCGGCGAGAAGGCCGCCGACAACCTCGAGGACGAAGCCCGCAGGCGAGCCGAGGAAGGCATGCTCGACGCGGTTTATTACCAGGGTAAACCGATTGGGGCTCGACGCATTTATTCAGACGGTCTGATGATGTTCCTCCTCCGCGGTCTTCGGCCGAACAAGTACCGCGAGCGGAGAGACGTTGAGCTGAGTGGTCCGAATGGCGGCCCGATCGAGCAGGAACTTCTGGTGCGATTCGTGGATCCCGGCAAATGAACATCGCTGACTTCCCAGTCGCGCTGCGCGCGTTGTTTCAGCCAGCGCGCTACAAGGTCCTCTGGGGCGGCCGAGGAGGAGCCAAGAGCTGGGGCATCGCGCGAGCGCTGCTGATTCTGGCAGCGAAGAAGAAGCTCCGGATCCTATGCGCCCGCGAAACGATGAAGTCGATCGCGGACTCGGTGCACAAGCTCCTGAGCGACCAGATCATCGCGCTCAGTCTTCAGGGTTATTACACCGTCGAGCGGTCGCGCATCATTGGCCGGAACGGCACTGAAATCGTTTTCGCAGGCCTGAAGCACAACATCAACAACATCAAGTCGCTGGAGGCCTGCGACATCGTCTGGGTGGAAGAAGCCCAGACCACGACGAAGATGAGCTGGGCGGTTCTGATACCGACCATTCGAAAAGAAGGCAGCGAGATCTGGGTCAGCTTCAACCCGGACCTTACGAGCGACGACACGTATCGGCGATTCGTGCTGAACCCGCCCCCGAACGCGGTGGTGCTCAAGGTGGGCTGGCAGGATAACCCCTGGTTCCCGGCGACACTGCGCGCCGAAATGGAGCACCTGCGAGCGACCGATCCAGACGCTTATTCGCACGTCTGGGAAGGTAACTGCATCTCGATCGCGGACGGCGCGATCTACGCGAACGAAATCCGCGCCGCGGAGTCAGACAGCCGTTTGACAACGCGTGTGAGCTACGACGCCACGCTCCCCGTTCATACGTTCTGGGATCTGGGCTGGGGCGACGCGACAGCCATCTGGCTCGCCCAGGTGATCGGTAACGAGTACCACCTGATCGATTACATCTGCGGCGAGCAGAAGCCCCTGTCGCACTACATCACGACGCTGCAGGCACGCGGCTACATATACGGCACCGACTATCTGCCACACGACGCCCGCGCCCACGAACTCGGCTCCGGACGCTCCGTCGAGGAGCTGATGCGGAAAGCCGGCCGTAAGGTGCAGATTGTCAAGAAGCTCTCGCCGGCAGACGGCATCAACGCCGCGCGCACGATTTTTAACCGTTGCTGGTTCGATCCGAAAACGAAGGAAGGCGTCGAAGCCCTCCGGCATTACCGATACGAGAAGGACGAAGATCTCGGCATCGCGAAGAGAATCCCGCTCCACGACTGGAGCTCGAACGGCGCCGATGCATTCCGCTACCTGGCCGTCGCGATCACAACGCCGGCACGCGATCGCAGCGACCGCCGCGCCGCCAGCGTGGACCTCGGCGACGACGCATGGATGGCCTGAAAAGGATTTCACGAATGGAACGCAACAAACGCTATAAACGCCCGAAGTGCGAAAGCCGCGGCGGGAAGGAACTCGGCAGAAAATTGCGAGCCCTCGCCGCCCGCATCCCCGATCGAGACGCCCTCGATGCGTTTCTGAATGCCGCGCCCACCCACATGCGCGAGCAGATCGCCGCCAATCTGGTTCCGTTTGTCCGATTCGCCATATGAACCCCGACTTTGACGCAGCTAAGAGCCGCGACCTCGAGTGGGCAGTGTGGAACCGCGGCGAGCGCATTCTGTCGCTGCCACGCAATATCGCCGTCCGCAACTGCGGCTATATACCGCCGCCCGATAATCCGCCTGCCGCGACAAACGACGCGACAAAAGACCCCAGCTGAGCCCCTTTGAAACCGAACTCCCGCAGGCCCGAAAAGCAGCCCGATACCGAATTCTTTACGACGTTGCGCGAGCGCGTCAGTATCGGTCTCAGAGCTGACGAAACCGACCGCAAAGATGCGCAGCACGATACGCGCTTCGCGGCCGGCGACCAGTGGGAACCCGGCATAAAAGAAGCGCGGAAAAAGAACAAGCGGCCGGTTCTGACTGAGAACAGGCTGATGCCGAGCATCCAGCAGATCGTGAACGACGGCCGGCAGAATAAGCCCTCCGTCCTCTGCACCCCGCTCGATGGAGGCACGGAGGAATCCGCCGAGTACTTCGAAGGACGGATACGGCAGATCGAATACGAATCGGACGCCGACGTCGCCTTCGATACCACGCGCCGGCAGGTGGTCATCAGCGGTCGAGGCTTCTATCGCGTTGTCACAAAGCAGCGCGGCAACGACGAACAGGATCAGTACGCCTGCATCGACCCGATCGATAACCAGTTCTCGGTGATCTGGGATCCG